TTTCCACTCAACCCCATTTATTCGGAGTATCTCACCCAGTTCTCTGTTGAACTTTGATTCAAAGTACTGAACCCCAATCACTCTCTCGCCACTCATTCTTACTAATCCTAGTTTCATATCTCTTATCGTTTTATTACAAAATAAAGGTAAGAAAAAAAATTGAAAAAAACAAGTGTTTTTGAAAATATTTTATAAAAAAAAAGGATACCATTTCTGATATCCTTTTTTAATTTATATTGAGATTTATTAGAATTCCAAAATTGCGTAATCGTAAGTAAGTGTTAATTCGATTGTCGCTGGGTCAGTAGCATTTGCCCAATCTAATTCACCAAAGTTAGCCTGAGAAATAAATGCTCCTTTTAATTTCCATTGTTCAATCTTATCACCTACTGGCCCTAACATATAGAAATCTACATCTTTCTTATAGAATTCTGCGTATCCATCTCTACCTGTCAAAGATTCATGAGAAGTTCTAACCCACTCCATTACTGCCTGTGCTCCAGATGGAACAATTGGGTCATATAATGTGATAGTTAAATCTTGCCACTCACCTTTACCTTTTAACTGTCTTTTGATGTTGATGTGGTCTAATGTTACCTTTTCAAATTGAATAGTAGGTCTGTTACCAGCTTTTACTAAATATGAAGGGATACCGTCAACTTCGAAGATGAATCTGTTTTTCATCTTTGGTTCGAAGTTCGTATAGAACATCTCATTAAATTCTAATACTTCTGCCATGTTATGTTAATCTTTTATATAAATATTACCTAATTCAAATTATACATTAAATGTTGCTCCTGTCGGAAGAATGTTGAAATCAATTGTAATGAATTCCGCAGTCTTCGCAGGTTGTAAGAAGATAGCTCCAGCTAAAATGTTTCTATCAATTACATCTGGTGTATTATTTGTTTCATCCATAACCACTCTGAACGCGTATAAACCTTGTCTTTGTTGAACACTCTCTAAATAAGGGTTTACAGTGTTTAAGAATTTACTTCTAGTTTGTGCAGTATTTTGTTCGAATACTAAGAATCTTGATGTAGATGCAACGAACTTCTTCAAGTTGATTAACAATCTTCTTACGTTGATTCTATCTAATGCAGATGCCTTATCTTGTAAAGTTTTCTGTCCGAATGCACTAATACCTTGTCCAGGGAATGTTGCAATTGGATTTACTTTTCCTTCGTATAATGTATCTCTTTCAGATTGTGTTAATCTATTTACTACCTGAACAGCTCCACTAATTCCACCTCTATTCAAACCTGCTGGTGCGAACCATTCTGCACCCAATCTATCGTTTTGAGCGAAAGTGCCTACCATCAATACTGAAGGTGGAACTGTCACTAATTTATTTGTATTTACATCAATTGTTTTAACCCAAGGATAGTAAGTTCCTGCATAGTTAGTATCTTCTCCCGCTGCCTGCTCCACTACATCTGTAATTGTTGCATCAGCACCAGCAAAATCAGCAATGTAGAATACATCCTCTCTTGCCTCACAAACATCAATTGCCTTAGTCGTTACATAAGGATGGTAATATCTAACGATACCAGGTGTTACTAACAAATTAATATCAAACTCATCCTGATTTGAAATAGCGTTTAATGCTTTTGCATATGCTACTGAACCACTAGATGTTGATGAGCTACAATTAAATCCTTGTGTGTTATCCCCATTTATATCTGCTCCTTTTTTAATAGAAACAGTTGGGTCTTGCCCAGCGAATCCACCTTGTAACGCCACTACGAAGTTTCTCATAGCTAATTGGTTAGAATCAGATGTTTCAGCTGCACTTAATCCAATATTATATTCATTCAATTGCCCAGCTGCACTATCTAACGCAAATATCTTATTTGAACCAGATGTTGTGTTTGCAGGAAGTGGTTTGAAATAGTTTTTATTATTTGTAATTGCGTAATCAATACCACTTGAGAAAACTGATGAACTAAATGATGCAGATGTGTATGTTACAATTGGGAATCTTGATGGTGTTGCTACATTAAATGGAACATCATATCCAGCGTGTCCAAATGGAATAGAAGTCAATGGATAAGTTCCTTCTTCCGCCACTTCAATTCTTACATACTTACTTCTATTAGAATAATTTCCACTTTCAGTTATTTTACCATTCTCATCGATTGATATAGTTCTATCACCGATTCTTCTAGCGATAAAGTTAGGAGAAGCAGGATCCAATGTTAAATTATTATATTGTTCTAATACAGTTTTTCTCTTATCAGTATCAGAGTATGCTCTAATCAATAATGAGAATGTACCATAGTTTGTTCCATCGGAAGATTTGATACTGCTGATTTGTACTTTAAATCTTGTATTTTCACCTTCACCATCTGCTAAAGTATAAACCTTAAAAAGATTGTATCTTGTACCACTAAAAGTTTGAGATAATACCCAAGGTGTATTTGCTTTACTATACGCAGGTGCTGCTGCCGCTCCACTAAAATCTTGAGCCGATGCGGATGCGAAACTTAAAGTAATTTGAGAAAGCGATGCCGCTCCGAAACTAGCACTCAACGCTGAACCAGCTTCTCTGATATCAAAGAAATTGTATGCATATAGTTTCTTACCGAAGAATGGAGATTCACCGAATATATCATCAATTGTGTTTGAATCTGTCTTTAAAATACTAGCACTTACTGCTGTCAAACCTGTTCCAACTGCTCTAAATGTTCCATTAGTACCACCTTGCAATAAAGGTTCAATATCTTCTGAACTCGTTGCAGGTGCCAAAATAGCTATCGATGCGGATGTAGAACCAGAAGATGCGATTACTTCATAAGCATCTCCCAAATAATATCCCCCTACTCCCGCTACTCTTACTACGGTTACAGCTCCAGCATCTCTAAGATAATTCTGAACTGCATAACCTGTATAATAGTCTTTAGGTGTTCCAAAGATAGCTTCATATTCAGCCTGTGTTTGGATTAATGTCGGAAGGAATGCTGGCCCTTTTTCGGTTGGCCCAACGACAGCTGCACCTATTTGTGATATACCTTGTGGTAAGAAAGAAAGGTCGTTTTCTCTCGTAAAAACACCAGGTGATACAATTTTTTCTGCCATATTAATTCTAATTTAATTTCTAAGTTAATCTATAATAAATATTAAACCCAACAACGAAAAGTTATTCCTCTGTTGGTTTGAATTCTCCGGTATCCAAATCTATTGTTCCATTACCATAAGTCTCTTTTAATTTTTGGAAAAGTTGATCTTCTTTTCCTCTAAGAACTTCTAAACTCTGGTAGTAAGATAAACTTTCTCCTTCCAATTCTTTAATTTTAACCTGAATCAATCCGATGTTTGAGTATAAATTATTGTATTCAACTCTGATTTGATTTATTTCTTGTAACTCTTCTTGCAATAACTTTTTGTTTTCCATTTTGTTTTTTTAGATTATAAAAATGTATATCTATAAATATTGAGTTTTTTTACATAACCCATATTTATAGAGTTTTTTAACACAAATATTTTATGAATATATTAGCCAGTAGCACTACTTCCAAATCCGGTTTGTAATCCTGCAAAATTTAACTTAGCTCTAGCGTATATAGCCGAACCGGATTTGTAATCAAAAGTGTTTGAACTATATGCAGATATGTTAGCTAACACACTACCAAATCCACTATCAGATGCAATTTGAATTTCATATGAATAGTTAGCTGAAATTGCAGTAGATCCAGGTGAGGTTACCGCACTATTTGTTGAAAGTGTTAATCTTCTATAAGTTTCACCACCAATAGTTACAGTTGAAACTGATACGGTTGGTGTAGCTGAAATTGAATATCCAGCAAATGAGTTAGCACCTTTATTGTGTGTTACAAATCCATTTACAATGTAAGTATCCACTTCTTCAACGTCAATGGAAACAACTTCTATTGTAGTGTTTTGCACTTCATTTGTTAATACATTCACTTCCTCAATACTTCCATCTAGATTTACTTTAATAAATCTATCATTTGGTTGAACTAATCCTAATGGTTTAAATTTATAAACTTCTTCATTGATATCGAATACCATCATAGGGTGTTCACCATTTCCTTTTACTGAACCGCTATCGGTAGTTACAATATTCCATCTATCAACAAATGTATATGCTACATCTTTAACATAGGAATCTACCATAATACCACCTGGAGTATGATATGTCCAATCATAGAAGTTGAAATCAGTAAGAGTATCAAAGTGAGGGGGGTAGTATGAACGAACTATATCACCTTCTACCAAATCACCTGCCTTCTTTGTAGTTCCATCTGCCATTAAAACATCTTCATCCAAATGTAAACACAGCCCGCTCGCTCCTGCATAATCATCCACATTGTAAACCGTTTTATTCTTTTGAGTATTATATCCCGTTGCGTGATCATTAAAGGTATCTCTAAATACTACCGATAATGTTCTTGCAACCGGTGTAGATAAAGTTGCTGAGTTTCCGATTGCACTTGCAGTTACTGTTGGATTATACGGGGGACTAGATTGAATTGAAAATTCTGCCCCTGCTGATAAAGACCAAGTGAAGTTATTAGTTACACTTCCTATTCTACTTAAGAAACGGCTTCCCGCATCGGTAAATCCTAATGTATATGTTTCCCCAGTAGATTCCTTTACATAAGTAAATCCACTTATTGAATCTACGGAATCAATACCGAATTGAGACATTGCAATTGGCCCCGTTGTAGTTCCTGCTGCAGAGGAAAGTGAACTTGCTGCCGCTGCAGTAGCTACTTTAAGATTTCCCAACGAAAGGGTGTTTCCGGCGGTTATAGGCATTGTATATGTTTAATAATTTTTTCGTCCAATTTGTATCATCACTAAATGTATCTATAAGTTGAGATTTTAAAGAATTAAACTCCGCATTTTTCTCATCATAAGATAATTCTATGATACTCTTATAAATATTTAGAAATTCTCTTTTACTACCAGCTCTGAATTTATAATTTATTTCAGGATACCAGTCTTCACTTAGAATAGGTAATTTTCCCCAATCTACGTTTTGAAATATTGAATAACCAAATGGTTCAGCACTAAAAGCGGAATGAGAAATTCCCCAATCCATCTGATAATACTTTTCACTATACTCGCTTTCAAATTGTATTTTTTTTAATTTTGAAAAATCTAAATCTAATTCCTTTCTCCAAGTCTTTTGAAAAGGTCTAATATTTGTAAACATATAACCTTCTAATCCATCTAAATAATGTGGATTTTTTCTCACCTCACAACGAGATGTAAATCCTATTTTATTTGAATTTGATAATTCTTTATTTTTTATAAACTTATAATAAGAAGGTATTGAAACGTAATTTTCAAACACATCTTCATTGAGCTCATATAATCCTACCCAAACTTTATTTTTAGCCTTAACTAAAATTTTATTTTCCCACTCTTTTGAGTAATGTGGTATCCAACCAAATTGTAAATCGGATAATCCACTCTGCACATAAACTTTTGATAAATCGTTATGTATAATATAACTCCACAGTTTATTTAAATTTTCTTCAATCAATTCTAATGGAGTATAATGAGCATGTAGTATATTTACCCTTCTACATTCTTTAAATTTTTCTTCAAAAATATCTTTGTGATTACCATTTTCATCGTTATACCAATAATGTTCAATAGGTATTTCAAAATTAAAATCAACTGGTTTATTTCTATAAATTAGTAAAACCGGCTGAGTCTCTAAGTTTTTACTTATTTGACTCAACCAGTTATTTACCCAAATATCTACTCCAGTATTGATTTTACCTATTCCTGTGGTAAAATATACATCATACATTAATTATAAACCTTTATTATTTCTACAATTATTTAAATCTATTCTTAATTGCTCTATTTGTAATTGTTGCTCTTTAATACCTTCTATTAGTAATGCTACTAACTTATCATATTTAACTGCTTTATATCCACTTTCT